GAAAGACTTAAGACAGATATAGTTGATTGGGATGATAAAGTATTAGATAAATTTAAAGCAATAAATCCAAAGAAATATAAATATACTAAAGATAAAGAATTAGAAATAGAAAAAGAATTTAAAGGTTTTATAGCTCAAGACATGCAGGATAAGTTTCCTGAAGCTTATAAAAAAGATTTACCTGCAGAAGACAATGTTGGGTATTATTATTTTGATCCAATAGCTATGATAACACCTTTAATGAAAGCTATAAAAGAATTAAACGAAAAAATAGAATCTTTAGAAGCTAAAGTAAAAGTTTTAGAAGGATAAAAACATCGCTTAATGTGGTGTAGTAAAATATAATAAAATGGAATATATAAGAAAAGTGTCTGTGGGATCAGACTATAAGTCTTCTATGAACTATATAGTGGGACAGCCGGTTTTAAGAACCTACAACATACATGTCATTAGAAAGTCACAAGATGGCGAAATACAAGTATATATAGAAAATAAAAAGAGTGAGGTTTTTCTTTGGAAAAGTTTTAGCATAGCTATGCCAACTTCCTTAGAATACAATGTAAACTACTGACATGAAATCGCCTTTTTGTTTTATAGTGAAGCCTCAAGGAGGTCAACGCTATGACAATTTAAGCAAGCATGGAGACGGTAAGTTGATTACAAGTGCTTCTCAAGAAGATCACACTGCTACCAATAGATTTGCTACCGTAGAAGAAGTCCCTATTCTTTGGGCTTTTAACAAGAACATTAAAAAAGGAGATACTGTAGTAGTACACCATAACATTTTTAGAAAGTATTACGACATGAAAGGTGTAGAAAAAAGTGGCCCTTGTCATTTTAAAGATGATCTATACTTAGTGGATATTGACCAGGTTTATTTACATAAAAGCAAAGACAAATGGAACTCTGTTGGAAATTATTGTTTTATTAAGCCAACTGAAAAAGAAAAAGATGTTATATTGTCTGTGGATAGAAACAAGCAATTAGTAGGAAAAGTAAAGTATGGAAACAAAGAATTGGTATCTTTAGATATATTAGAAGGAGATGATGTTTGTTTCTTGCCTGAATCAGAATACGAATTTAAGATAGAAGGCGAAACTTTATACCGAATGAAAACAGAAGATATATGCGTATTGATATAAGTGTAAAAAAATTAAAAGAAGACATTATCCAAGCTGGAGAAATAGCTGTTAAAGAGCTAATAAAAGTAGCTAAGGAAGATATCATAAAGTACGATGCTGAAGATGATTTAGCGGCAGATAGATTAAAAAACGCAGCAGCTACTAAGAAGCTGGCCATATTTGATGCTTTTGAAATACTTAAAAGAATACAAGAAGAGCAAGCTATGCTAGAAGAGAGAACAATAAAAAAAGAGGCTTATCAAGGATTTGCAGAAAAAAGATCAAAATAGACTACATAAAGTTATAACTGAAGTTGTACCTAAAACTGTAATAACCAATAAGAACAAATCTAAGACTTGGGATTACGGATACAACGAAAAGTATGACATTGTAATTATATCTAAAGATGGAACTTTAGGAGAGGTGTATGATGTGCAAGGTCTAAAAATAGGATTACCAAAAGAACCAAAAACAATAAATAGCAGATATAATAAATGGAAAGCAGAGGACATACCTAAAGAATTATCTGGTATTAAAACAATATTTGATTGGCAAAAAAGAGACAATACATTTAAGTCAAAGTGGGTAGATTATATTGAGGAAGAGTTTGAAAAAAGAGAAAAGGGATATTGGTTTACAAATAACGGAGAATCTACTTACATCACAGGGACTCACTATATGTATTTGAATTGGACTAAGATAGATGTAGGTAAACCAGATTTCAGAGAATCTAATAGAATATTTTATTTATTTTGGGAAGCTTGTAAGTTAGACAAAAGAAGTTTTGGAATGTGTTACTTAAAAAACAGGCGTTCAGGGTTTTCATTTATGAGTTCATGCGAAGCTGTTAACCAAGGAACTATTACTAGAGATGCTAGAGTAGGTATATTATCTAAAACTGGAGGCGATGCTAAGAAAATGTTTACCGACAAAGTGGTTCCTATATCTAATAACTATCCTTTCTTTTTTAAACCTATTCAGGATGGAATGGACAAGCCTAAAACAGAATTAGCATACCGAGTTCCAGCTAGTAAAATAACCAAAAAAAACATGGGTAAAACAGACGAGCTTGTGATGGATGGGCTTGATACTGTATTAGATTGGAAGAACACTTCTGACAACTCTTATGATGGAGAAAAATTACTATTATTAATACACGATGAAAGTGGTAAGTGGGATAAGCCTGAAAATATATTAAATAACTGGAGGGTAACTAAAACCTGTTTAAGATTAGGTAGTAAAATAGTTGGGAAATGTATGATGGGATCTACTTCTAATGCTTTAGATAAAGGTGGTGAAAACTTTAAAAAATTATATAGTGATTCTGATGTAACTAGTAGAAATGCTAATGGTCAAACTAAGTCCGGGTTGTATTCATTATTTATTCCAATGGAGTATAATTTTGAGGGATACATAGATGAATTTGGACATGCTGTTTTAGACACTCCTGAAAAACCAATAACAGGAACAGATCAAGAAAAAATAAGTTTAGGTGTTGTTCAATATTGGGAGAATGAGGTAGAGTCTTTAAAGAATGATGCAGATGCTCTTAATGAATTTTACAGGCAGTTTCCTAGAACAGAATCACATGCATTTAGAGATGAAAGTAAACAGTCTTTGTTTAATCTAACTAAAATATATCAGCAAATAGACTACAACGATTCTCTTATTAAACAAAGGTATATTACTAAAGGAAAGTTTGTTTGGAAAGATGGAATACAAGATACCAAGGTTATATGGGTTCCGGACAGAAAAGGAAGATTTTTAGTTTCTTGGACTCCAAAACCTGAGCTACAAAACAGAGTTATAAATAGGTCTAATATGTTTTACCCTGGCAATGAACACTTAGGTTCGTTTGGATGCGATAGTTATGATATTTCTGGGACTGTAGGTGGTATTGGATCAAATGGAGCTTTGCATGGACTAACAAAGTTTAATATGGATGAAGCTCCTAGCAATGAGTTTTTTTTAGAATATGTAGCTAGACCACAAACTGCAGAGATATTTTTTGAAGATGTGCTTATGGCTTGTGTTTTTTATGGTATGCCTATTTTAATTGAGAATAATAAACCTAGATTGCTTTACCATTTTAAAAACAGAGGTTACAGAGCCTTCTCTATAAACAGACCTGACAAAAGTAAAACAACGCTCTCTAAGACAGAAAAAGAACTTGGAGGGATACCAAACTCATCAGAAGCGGTAAAACAAGCTCATGCTGCAGCTGTGGAGTCTTACATAGAGAAATATGTAGGATTAGATTTAGATTCAGTGTATAGAGATCCAGACGAAATGGGTTCCATGTACTTCACTAGAACTCTAGAAGATTGGGCTAAATTTAATATAAACAACAGGACTAAGTATGATGCTACAATAAGTTCAGGTCTAGCTATAATGGCTAATCAAAAACACTTGTATCATGTTCCCAAGAAAGAATCAAAAATAAGCATTAACTTTGCAAGATATAGTAATAAAGGTACATTGAGCACTATTATAAAGTAAAAATGAAAGAACCATCAGTTATAATTAACCAAACCAACTTCCCAAACCAATCAGCAACAGACTCAGAAAAAGAAACTATCGAATACGGTAGACAAGTAGGAGAATCAATACAGTATGAATGGTTTAAGAGAAGTGGTAATAGTTGCAGGTTTTATGATCAGTGGGTAGAGTTTCACAGATTAAGACTATATGCTAGGGGAGAACAACCTATAGGTAAATATAAAAACGAGATATCTGTAGATGGAGACTTAAGTTATTTAAATCTAGATTGGACACCAGTTCCTATTATTCCTAAGTTTGTTGACATTGTAGTTAATGGAATGGCTGATAGATTATTTGATGTAAAAGCGGTGGCTCAAGACGCTATGTCTGCTGAGAAAAAACATAAGTTTCAGGAAATTGTAGAAGCAGATATGATTGCTAAACCTATGTTAGAGGCAACAGAAGCAATGTTTGGTATAGATATGTTTAATACACCTAAGCAAGACCTACCGGAAAGCGAGCAGGAGTTAGCACTATATATGCAAATGAACTATAAGCCAGCGATTGAAATTGCTGAAGAAGAAGCTATAGACACATTACTAGAACAGAACCATTACAAACAAAGAATACAGAAGCAAGTAAACTATGACCTAATGGTTTTAGGCACTTCATTTGTAAAGCACCAGTTTCTACCTAATTCAGGTGTTTCAATAGAATACGTAGATCCAGCTTCATTAGTTTATAGCTATACAGAAAGCCCTACTTTTGATGATTGCTTTTATTTTGGAGAAGTAAAACAAGTTCCAATAACAGAGCTAGCTAAGATAAATCCAGATATCAGTTTAGAAGAGATGGAGGAAATATCTCAAATGTCATCTTTATGGTATAACTACTATGGAATTATTAGACCTTATCAGGATAGTATGTTTCAAAAAGATGTAGTCACTTTACTATACTACAATTATAAGACCACAAAGAAAATGGTTTATAAGAAAAAGTATATGGATAATGGTGGTGAAAAAGTAATTAGAAAAGATGATGACTTCAATCCACCAGTAGAAGAACAAGAAAGATTTGAGAAGTTAGAAAAAAGAATAGATGTCTGGTACGAAGGTATCATGGTGATGGGTACTCAAAAAGTATTAAAGTGGGAGTTATCTAAGAACATGGTTAGACCTAAGTCAGCTTCTCAGTATGCTTTGCCTAATTATATCGGAGCTGCTCCAAGAATGTATAAGGGCGTAATTGAATCTTTAGTAAGAAGAATGATCACGTTTGCTGATTTAATACAAATAGTTCATCTTAAATTACAACAAGTTATATCTAGAGTAGTGCCTGATGGTGTATTTATAGATGCCGATGGATTAAACGAAGTAGATTTAGGAACAGGAGCTGCTTACAATCCAGAAGACGCATTAAAGCTATATTTTCAAACGGGTAGTGTCATTGGGAGAAGTTATACTCAGGATGGTGAATTTAATAATGCTAGAGTTCCAATACAGGAGCTGGGTACTAACAGTGGTCAGGCTAAGATGGCTAGTTTAATAAGTTCGTACAACCATTATCTAAATATGATTAGAGATGTAACGGGACTTAACGAAGCTAGAGATGCATCAACACCTAATCCAGATGCTTTGGTAGGTTTACAAAAATTAGCTGCTTTAAATTCAAATGTTGCAACTAGACACATATTAGAGGCAAATGTTCAAATAACCCAGAAACTAGCTGAAGCATTGTCCTGTAGACTAGCAGATGTTTTAGAATATGCAGATTTTAAAGAAGAGTTTGCTATGCAAGTAGGTAAGTATAACGTATCTATATTAGATAGCATAAAAGATTTATACCTGCATGATTTTGGAGTGTTTTTAGAAGTTGCTCCTGATGAAGAAGAAAAAGCACAATTAGAAGCTAATATTCAAATGGCTATGAGTCGTGATCAAATTAGTTTAGAAGATGCTATTGACATTAGGGAGATAAAGAACCTAAAGATGGCAAATGAGCTATTGAAGCTAAAAAGAAGAAAGAAACAAGAGCAAGATATCGCTAGAGAAAACCAGAAGATGGAAATGCAGGGTCAGGTAAATATGCAATCTCAACAAGCAGCTGCTCAAAATAAAATGCAATCAATACAAGCTGAAATGCAGGCTAAAATAGAGATTGAAAAGTCAGAAACGCAATTTGCTATACAAAAACTACAACAAGAAGCTATGCTCAAGAAGGAGCTTATGGCGGAAGAGTTTATGTATCAAATGCAGTTAAAAGGAGTTGATGTAGGCAGCATGCAAGAAAGGGAAGTCCAAAGAGAGCAAGCTAAATCAGCTAGGATATCAAAACAAAACACTGAACAGTCTAAGTTAATACAGCAAAGACAAAGTAAATTACCTCCTATAAATTTTGAATCTAACGAGGATAGTTTAGACGGATTTAATTTTGCTGAGTTTAACCCCAGATAAAAATCAAAAAAAGTTAGTAACTTTGTACAATTAAAATCAAATCAAATGGATAATATAAAAGTAAGAGCTCTAGATGATGCTGAAGAAAAGTCAGTAGCTGAAAGAGAAGCAGACTTGTTAAAAAAAGCAGGTCAAGGCCAAGAAGAGACAACAGTAGAGACAACAGAAGTTCCTTCAGAAACACCCGTTGTTAACGAGGAAACTAAAGTTGAAGAAAAGGTAGAAGAGAAAGTAGAAGATAAACCCTCTTTAAAAGAGGAAGAAGTTCTTTCATTTATTAAAAATAGATATGGTGATGAAGTTTCGTCATTAGACGATTTTACTTCTAAACGTAAAAATACCCCAGACCTTCCTGAAGAAATAGTTAATTATTTAAACTACAAAAAGGAAACTGGAAGAGGTCTAGATGATTTCATGAGATTAACAAAAGATGTTGATGGTATGAATGAAGACCAGTTGCTGTTTGAATTTTGGAAACAACAAAAGCCTCATTTAGATTCAGATGATGTAGATTTTGAACTTAGTGAGAGATTTTCATACGATGAAGATGCAGATGATGCTTCTGATGTTCGAAAAAGAAAGATAGCAAAGAAAGAAGAACTTGCAAAAGCAAAAGAGTACTTTAACAAACTCAAGGAAACATATAAGACAAAAGTTGAGTCAACAAAGGATTTTATACCTGCCGAAGAGTTAGAGGATTTTAACGCTTACAAGAACAATAAAACAGAGTCACAACAATCACAAGCTGAGACAACTAAAAGATCGGAGTACTTTTCTGAGAAAACAAACGAGTTGTTTAATGATAAATTTGAAGGTTTCGAATTCAAGTTAAATGATAAGTCTCTAAAGTATAAACCTGCAGATTCAGAAAAACTAAAAGAGTCACAGGCAGATCTAAATAACTTCATATCTAAACATTTGACTGAGGATGGTTACTTAAAAGATGCCGCTTCGTATCATAAGTCACTTTCGTTAGCTATGCACCCGGATTCGTTTGCTAAGTTCTTTTATGAACAAGGCAAGTCAGATGCGGTAAATGACATAACTAAAGAAAGTAAAAACATTGATATGAATGGTATTCGTAACGCAACTCAATCGGTGTCTAGTGGAGGTTTTAAAGTTACATCAGTTAGTAGTGGTAGTGGTTCTGGATTAAGAATAAAAAGTAACAAAAATAAAAACTAATAACTAAAAACAAAAACAATGGCAGGATCATTAAACGCTGGTGGAGTTGCATTAACTCCCAGTTCGGTAAAGGCAACTTTGCCAAGTAATTATATAACTGATTTCAATTTTTTGAGTCAGTACTTACCTGATACTTACGAAAAAGAATTCGAAAGATACGGTAACAGAACAATCGCAGCTTTCTTACGTATGGTAGGAGCTGAAATGCCTACTAACTCAGACCTTATCAAATGGGCAGAGCAAGGTAGACTACATACAAAGTATGCAGCAGCACAAACAGCTACAGCTCCGGCT